ATATTTGCCATGGTTGACATAATATGATTTCAGTAGTGGTTAGGTATAAGGGTGGCGCAGGCTGCCCTTTGTAATGTTATGAAGGTAGTCAAAGGATATAAGCCACATGCCAATCAAAGGCTGATTCATGATTCCATAAACCATGGACCATACAAGTACTATGTGCTGAACATCGGCCGGCAGTTTGGTAAGACCTTGCTGGGGATTAATCAAATGCTGTGGTGGGCAATCAATGATAAGGGCTGTAACATTGCCTGGGTAACACCTGTATACAAGCAGAGCAAAAAGGTCTTTGATGAGATGGAGCGAGTCACCAGGGCATCCGGGCTCTTTGAATTCCACAGGTCAGATTTATGGATCAAGGGATTTGGTAGCACCATCACATTCTACAGCGGTGAGAAACCGGATAACATCCGTGGTAACACATTTGATTACCTTATCATTGATGAGATGGCATTCACCAGGTCAGAGCTATGGGATGAAGTACTGAGTGCAACTGTGTTGGTGCGTGGCAAAAAGGTGCTGTTCATTTCAACACCAAAGGGAAGGAATCATTTCCACAGGTTGGCCCTGCAGCACAACTATGATGAGAGGTACAAATACTTTCAATTCACCAGCTATGACAATCCGCTGATTGATGGCCAGGATCTTGAGGAGCGCAAGCGGTCACTGCCTGATCATATATTCCGGCAGGAGTACATGGCAGAATTCGTTGATAACGCATCCGGGCTGTTCAGGAACATATCAGCCTGCATTGGCACAGGACAGCCAACAGCCAAGATGTATGCCGGGCTGGACATTGGCCGAGCAGATGACTACACTGTGCTGTCAATCATCAACAGTGATGGGCACATGGTGGCGGTCTACAGGTGGAGGCATATGGAGTGGAGCCAGATCATTGACCAGGTCACAGCCAAGATTAAGCAGCACAATGCTCTCACATTAGTGGAGGTCAATAACCAGGGAGATGTATTCTATGAGATGCTGGCCAAGTCATGCCGAAACATGGTGGAGCCATGGGTAACATCAGCCAAGAGCAAGCCCCAATTGATTGAGGATCTGGCAGTGGCATTCGAACAGGCGGAGCTGAGGGTGCATAATGAGCGCTGGCTGCTTGATGAATTGGAGGCATTTACCTATATTTACAATCCAGCCACAAGGCAGGTAAAGTACAGCGCACCTGATGGCTTGCATGATGATGGGGTGATAAGCCTGGCATTGGCATGGCATTGCAGGAAGGCATACAGCAGGAGAGGAGTATACAAAGTAATGAGAGTATGAATGTAATTGAGGTAAAATATCCCAGGCATATCAGAGAATGCAGCCCAATGATGGTGACCAAGTGGCTACACATGGCCCCATTGTGGCAGGAGGCGCAGCAGAATCTGAGCGGCATGCTTGATTTCCATGTGCAGGTGGTGAGTGTATTCACCGGATTGAAGGTCAATGAAATCAAAAGGGCAGCCGTGGATGATGTAGTCAGGCTAAGCTATAGGCTACTGAACATGATTAGTGACCATCAGATGGTTGATCCTGTTGGCAGAGTGGTGATTGATGGGCAGGCATATGTATATGAAAAGGATTTCAGCAAGATATCAACAGGGCAGATGATTGACATGAAGCTCATTGAGCGGGTACCTGAGGAGCCACATAGAGCATTGGCTATCTGCTATGTGGAGGAGGGCATGGAATACTGCCAAAAGGATGATAGGGGCGTGGTGCTCAATCCCAATGAAAAGAGGGAGGCACTATTCAAGGAGCGGTTTCCAGGTGATGAATTTCTGAACTTCTTTGGTTTTTTTTTGCGCGAGTCAGAGAGCAGGAGAAACGCTATTTTGGCTCTGCAGGTAGTGAGGATGGAGGCACAGAGGATGAAGATAATGAAAGCGGTCCAACAGACAGCGAGTGGTTTACCTGGACAGGAATTATCCTCCGGTTGGCTAAGGAGCTTGGCAGGTCTATTGACCAGATTACGCGGCAGCCGTACATAGAAAGCATGTTTTGGATGAACTATCTCAAGATACGCGATGAACAGGAATACATAAGGGATAGAGAACGGCAGCAACAAATGCAGGCAAAATATGGCAGATAAGTTTGATTATTTGAATAGCTTAGGAATCAGCAAGAGTGACCTTGCCAAGCCAGCCAATGCATATGAGGAGATGCTGCTGGAATTGGCCAAGCAGCTCACCATGGACCTGAGACAAGCTGTTGAATCAAAGGCAAATAATACAGGAGCCTTGGCAGCATCCATTGGTGCCTTGCCTGATGGCAAGAATGTTGTTAAGCTACAGGCTGATATCTATTTCAAGTTTATGGATGAGGGGGTTAATCCAACATCCGGCAAGCGCTTTGAATCACCGTATAAATTCAAGCATAAAAATGTATCAAAGAATCACATGGTGGCCATAGAGGAGTGGAAAGGATATTCAGAGGAGGAGGCATATGCATCTGCCTATGCCACAAAAAATCATTATGGTTTGAAACCAAGAAAAATCCTCGATTCAGTTATCACACCTGAAACATTGAAAAGAATGAGTAACGATCTCAGCACCTTGATGGGGATGACCTTAGAGGTAGCCTGGGAAAAAAACACAAAGACATGGCGGTAACCATAATACAAGAGCCGGATACATATACACCGGCATGCAATCCCATAGTGTGGACATTTGAGAGTGACCAAACAGCACAGCCAAATTTCTCATTCTATGTGGAGCTGTATATCTATGGGAATTTGCACAGCGCACACCAGGTATTCCCTGAGCTTGGGGCAGCTGGTAAATTTGATGCATCACAGATATTGAGGGCTATAACTACCACACCTGTAATTGATACACCAATTGTACAGGATTATGGTACAGCCATGCAGTTTGTGTACATTGATGTGTATGAAAAATATGGCACACCACCAGCATTGGCAGCATCTGATACCAGCCCATTGAGGAGGGTATTCAATGGCTCATTGAAATATAGGGATTTTGTCTCATGGAACAGTGATTTGTATGATGTGAAGGAAATAGATGGGGCATTGTTTACCACATCATTCCCAAGAACTGAGAAAGCATATGCCAGGTACCAAGACAATTATTTCCTTGGGCTGTTTGGTAAGCGTTTTGTCTTGGGTGATGTGTGGACCCTATACGCTGAGCTGTATGATATCAATGGCAACAGTATTGATTCGGGGGCAATTAACATTGGATATGAGCGGTATTGGGAGCTGAACGTGGGGCCTGAGTCATTGGTGAGTAACACAGGTATATTGCAAGCTAATTGGGATCTATGTCACTACTATGAGGTGGTAGTTGAATTCACTGATGGTTCCGTAATTAATTACACTGAATACTTCCGTATATACTATGATCAGGAATGCACCAGGTACACACCTATGCGTTTGTATTGGCTGAACAAGTTTGGCGTTTATGATCAGTATAGCTTTGACCTGGTAAGTCAATCCAGCGCCAATGTGACTGCCAACAACTACCAGCGCCAATTGGGTGCTTGGGGATCAGGTGGATATTATAGCTTTGTTCAAACATCCCCACAGATGCAGCACTATTCAAAGAGAGCAGTAGAGCAGATGATACTCAATTCAGATTGGATTAAGCAGGATGTACAGCATTGGCTTGTGGAGGAGCTGTATGAATCTCCGAGGGTTTACTTAGAAGAGAATTTTAGGTTTTTCCCTGTGATGGTAACCAATCCGAACTATGTTAAAAAGCTCAGACGCAAGGACGGATTGATACAGGAGCTGGTGCAATTGGATAAGACATATGAATACATTAGCCAGCTGAACTAATGGAGCTATATTTAAACAACATCAAGGTTGACCTGAATGATAGGCTGCCATTCCCATTGACGTTCAACATCAGTGATATCAAGGACCTAACTGCTCGCAAAGGGAATAATTCCAAAACCATCAAGCTACCAGGCACACAGGTCAATTGCTCATTGATGGCACAGGTATTCAGCTGGAGCGCCACAGAGGTGGATAGTGGAATCAGCAGTACATTTTTAAACTTTGACCCAGCTGTCCGGATACCTGCCAGGTATTACAACAATAGCCTGCTGGAATTCCAGGGAGTGGCACAGCTAAGTGAATGCCGATACAGCCAAGGTACCTGGGAATTTGACATCCTGCTCATCAGTGAAACCATTGATTACATTGGTAGGCTGTCAAAGGTTAAGCTGTCTGAGCTGGATATGAGTGAGTACAATCACCTGTATACGAGAACAAACCAGCTCAGCAATTGGGCAGGCAACATTGAGCTGAATGGAACTACTACACCAAACGTAGTGGCAGGTGATTACACAGGCTTGGGTTATTACTATGGGTTGATTGATTACGGATACAACAGGGCAGTAGCCGATACGTTTGATGTGGACCAAATACCACCGCAGGTATTCGTGTATGACATCCTCAAGCATGCGTTTGAATACTGTGGCCTAACATGGTCAAGCGTATTTTTAGAGACGCAACTATTCAAGCGCTTACTGCTAGCCTTTGAGGGTGGTGTGCTGCCACAGATTGATAGCACAGCGTCCACAGCTCAGAGTGCATACATGCAGGAGGAGAATGATGGCACAGGTAACTTGATATACTTTTTTCAAGCTGTGCTGAATAATCAATTCCAGGAAGCCTACCAATATGACCCGGTAGATGTAACTGTGATTACCGATCCAGCAGCACAGGTACAGGGCACCAATGCCATGAGATTTGTGGCAGCATCTGAGGGCACATTCACCGTTGACTATTATGGTGATCATCAGCTGAACATAGTAACACCTGTAGGTGTGGATGCCAATACACAATACACACTTGAGCTGCACATATTTGTGGACAATAGCCTGGTGAGCAGTGATCCGGTATACACAGGTACATTGGTTAATTATAATACAAATCAGAATTTAACCATCACATTCAACTACAGCAGAGATGTGTATGTGCTGATTAACCAGGAAATCACATGTGAAATTAAGCTAAGTCTTAATACCAATACCACCATCCCAAGCTCATTGCATACCACAGAGTACACACTGCTGTCACTTGGGTCCAACATCAACGTCATAAAAAAGATTCAGAATCTGACTGCTGGTACATTGGTCAACATCAGCACATTCCTGCCACAGATGGATGCAGGTACATTCTTCAAGGGGCTGGTGACCATGTTCAATCTGTACGTCAAGCCTAATGTGGATGACCCTACCATAATGGAGATTGAGCCCTTGAATGATTTCTACAACAGCTCAGCGGATGCCATTGATTGGAGCGCTAAGGTAGACTATAGCAAGGATGTATCTGTGATTCCTACAATCAACTATGCATCCAAAAACTACACGTTTAGATGGGAACAGGATGAGGATTATTTCAACAAAAAGTACAGGACAGATTGGGCCAAGGATTATGGCAATTTTGGCATTGAGTCCAGCAATCAATTTGCCCAGGGTGACACAGATTTCACGGTGCCATTCGCACAGAAACTGCTCTCACAGATACCATATGATGATGTGACATTCACAGATTTGATTGTGCCGCGTTCATTCCAGATACAGCAGAATGAGGATGCTAGCCTGGAGATTCAGCAGATGAAGGGCAAGCCATTTATTGTGCAGCTGGGTGGATTGAGAACAGGAGCCTGGATTCATGTGGATGAGTTTAGCACACCACATAACGAGACAGATTACCCATATGTTGGGCACCTTGACAGCCTTGATACACCAACATTTGACCTAAACTGGGGAGTGCCTGAGTATGTGTATTGGGTCACAGCTACATATCCCACCAATAACCTGTACATGTATCACGAGAAATTCATTAAGGAGCTGCTCAGTAGGTATGGCAAGGAGGTCCAGCTGAGTGCAATGATTGACAGTAATGATATATTTACATTGGATTTTCGCAACTTAATTAAGATTGATGGGGTGGTATTCAGATTGCAAGCCATCAAAGACTATGATAGCGGTAAGGATGAGAGCACTAAATTGGAACTAATCCGCATAATTGAGGGAGAGGGTATATCCGGCACAATAATATAACAGATATGGAAAGGAGAAAAGGAACATTTATTTTAAACGACAGCAAAGAGAGCTGGACAGGTAGAGCAATGGCAATACATGTAATTTCTGAAACAACATTCGCAGCAATAAGAGATACAAGGCTCAACAATGAAACCTACTATATCAGCACAGAAGGTGGAACTATTCCAGCAGGCACATATATTGTGGCGCGGGATGGTGCGTTATTCAGCAACATATTATTGACCAATGGAGCCGTTGAAATAATCTTTTAAGCATGGCCAATAAGGAGGCAGTATTCAGGCTCAAGCTGGACACAGGTAACGCGGTGAGCCAGGTCCAAAAGTTGGACAAGTCAACACAGACATTAAACAAGGACCTAAATGCTCTGAGCACTACAGCAGAGCAGGATCTTGGCGGTGCCATCAAGGAGCTTGAGGGGCAGATGGAAAAAATGGCCATGGCCGGCAAGCGGAATACTCAGGAGTACAAAGC